TTCATCTCCATCTACATTACTTAATCTCAACTTTTCTACATCACTATCTTTAGCATGCATTACGTATGTACCTTCTTTTAAGTCTACATCATACAACATTAACCACTCATCTGCTAAACCATCCCCTATAGTGTCAACTTGTTTCATATATATTCTAAATCCTTCTATACGTTCATTCCAACTATTATTTGGTGTTGTAGAATTAAAAATTCCTGTTCTAGAATTATTACATAAAAAAGCTATAGAAGATTTTGCTATGTCTTGAACAGTCCTAAAATCAACAGCATTATCTTTAGACATTATAGTGGTAGTGGTGTTTCTAACGGAAATAAGTGGACCAGAATTTTCACCAGACAAAATATACACCTCTTCATCAGAACCATCATGCGCACCTGTAATTTGTATTGCAAGTCCTACATTTTCATCTACATTGCCTAGAGTGTTTCCTGTAGTTACAATTCCAGAAACATTAACATATGTTCCTTCATCATCAGCACCCTCTAATGTTACACTAATAGGAACAAAACCTTCTGCAGTAGGGTTAGACTTTGCAGCAGCATTTGAATCTGGACCAAGTCCAACATAAGCTTTTAAAGTTACTCCAGCAGTGTTTCTATGTAATATTGTAAAATCTACTTGATAAGTAGCGTTAGAGTGTGTTACGCTAACATTAGAGTTATCATAAAATAAAAATTGACCATTTGCAGTGCTTAAAACCCAATCATCATTATTGCTAGATTTGTCATAACTGTTAGTATTTAATGTGTCTAAAGAAGCGTTGCTTGCCCAATCAGATGGAGCTGTTTTCCAACTAGAATTAAAATTTGCAGAAAAAATTAAACTTCCATTTGATACAGCAGTAGTAACGTCAGACTCTTGCATTTCGCTACCGCCACCATCATATAAATAAGACATTCCAAAAATATATTTATTTTTAAGATTGTCATCCATAATTTCATCTTCTAATATAATTTGCTCATTTCCGTCACCTTGATAACCAACTAAATCTAAATCTCCAATTATTTTTACCTCTCCTAAACCAGAACCAAACCCTACAATTTCAAAAACTCCATTTAAAGCAGTACCAGAAGTTGTTGTTTTTCCAGCACCAGATATAGATAAAAATTTACCTACAGCAAATTCATGTTGATTAATATCTATAGGGTCATTAGGGTTTGTTAAATATTTTGTCAAAGTTAATATTAGTTGCGTTTCTGTAGAAGTTGTTACAGAGGTTATAGGGTTATTATTAGCATCCAAAGAAAATGTAGTTGCGTTTACTATATTAGATTTTAAAATTCCTAAATTTACATTTTCAGGCTCAGAAGGATAGATTGTATTAGATAATAAATTTGTACCGTCATGATTTATTATATTAGTATTAAATACATTTAAAGCTCCATACTTAGGCGCTTCTGGAACCTGTATGTCTTGTACCCATCTATTTATATCTGTATTAGCTCCTGCTTTTTTAAGCATAGGACGCTTAATGTGAGTGAATACTTTAGGTACATTAATTTTAAATATTACAGAATCGTTATCATGGTCTTCTATTTTAGTTCCAAAACGTCCTCTTTCTACAGTTATAGAGCTAGCATTTGAAACTGTTACTTTCATAACCTCAGAGTCTATTTTTATATATTCTCCTACAGATAGCCCATGTCCAGCGTCTACATTAAATGACGTAGTAGAATCTGATGTGATAGCTATTGCAGTTTCAGATGTTATTTGTTTTTCACCAAAATTAGCATCACAAATTCTTAAACCATTATCTGCTTTATAGTATATAGGCTTAACACCTTTTATGTCTGCTATATCTTCACTTGCTCCATCAGAACCTGTATTATGTACGGTACCTAAAGATATTAAAGAATCTTTCCAATGCCCATATTGTAATCCTTCTATATCTGTCCACACATCTATATCAGCGCCATCATTAAAACAAATAAATTCTGTATTTAAATTTCTTGGCTCTGTAATAGAGTTTGTATTATCAAAAGTATAATCATGCGTAAATGAAAATAGCCCATGTCCTGATGCTATGGGCGTTTCATTGTGGAATCGATGTTGATTACTTTCAGAGTTAGTAGGGCTAACTAAAACATTTTCTGCATTTACTGTAACAAAAGCAGACTTACCATTGCCTGGCATTGTTATTTTACCTACATTAGAAACATCTACATTAGTAGCCTCTACTAATTGATTGTCTTCTATATCTCTTGGGTCAGCCTTTTTGTTGATACCACCTTCAAAAGCTTTTATATGGTATACTTGTTTAGGCATCTAGTCTTCTATTAAAGCTTCCTTAACTACTTCTTCAACAGAATCCCAGATAGCGTCTAATATTTTAGCTTCTGTTTTTTCTGATATAAATGGAATGTCTACATTCTCATTCATTTTGTTAATCATTTTTTCTTTCATTTCGTCATTGAATATATATCCAGCAACGATTTTACCAAATCCTGACATTAGTAACTCCTTCTTTTAGCTTTCATAGGTTTTCTTTTAGCTTTCATAGACTTCTTTTTTGCTTTAGGTCTACCTCTTTTGCTTCCATATGTTCCTTTACCCATTGGCATAGTTTTCTCCTTTTGTTTACTCGTAGTTTCTGTTTTTTAAAAATCTTTCTTTAAGGCCATTACCACTTAATGCAGCAAGTATTTCTACAATTGCTCTATAGCTTGCTTTAATATCTTTTTGTTCTAACTGCATTTGTTTTTGAGAATCTATAAGTTTGATAACAATACTTTCAAACCTATCATTAGCCTCATCTAAATCTCTCTTCAAATCGTCTTGAATCCAGTTGTTTTGTTTCCATATAAAAAAACCAAATGCCATTGTCATTGCAACTGGTACTCCAAACTGTTCTATAACTTGTAGTATATCCATCTTACATTCTAGGAACTGATAAAGCTCTTACTCCACTTTTTCTATGAGGGTATTGTTTAATAGTTCTTTCATATTTACTTCTATAGTAACCAGCTCTTTGCAGGTCACCCATATCTTCTAATAGTCTAGACTTTACATAATCTATTATTGAAGAATGTAATGAGGTATCTAATCCAGAGTTAGCTTTTAAATCATCTGTTACTTCTTCTACTTTACCATACTTAGAATGAGTATGTATACGTAGACCTCCTGTAACACTACTACCAGAATATGTATCATACTTATCTATTGTGGTTTCAGTTGTGTCGCTAACATCATTAGATATAACTTTGCATACTAAAGCTAGTCTTTCATCGTCATTATACCATGCAAAATAACTATTAGGATAACTTCTTTTATCTGTAGCCATTTATACTCCTATGCTGATGCAACAAAAATTTGAACATCAACTGTAGCAGTGTCTGCCTGAATTGAAACTTTTGTTATGTCAGCCAATTGACCTGATGATGCAGCTCCTGCACTATTTGCATCCATAGTATCAACAACTCCACCTGATAAATCTCCATTCCATATAAAAGATTGTCCATAATCTAATTTAATTGCAACTTCATCATCGCTTTCATTTGTGAAAAATAAAACAACATGATTTGCATCATCAAGATTAGTGAAACGCATATATCTAACATTTGCTTCTAAAAAGCTGCCTTTAGCTGTTCCAGAAGCTATAAACCCTAAAACTTCATTTTTGTCAGTTGTACATGAGACAATATGATTTAAAACCTCATTAACTGAAGGAATTGATAAAGTTTGTGTACCACCTTGGTTTTTACCATTTAGTGTTATTGACTCAGATATTGTAACTGTCATTGTTGAGGCTGTTACTGTACTTGCCATTTTTTACTCCTATTTTAATGAATCAGACGTTTCGTCTGTATCATCCTTTAATAATCTATGCGAGTCTGCCAACATAGGTATTCTCACATATCTATCATTGTTATCTAAAATTTCAACTCTTGTTACATCTATAACAGAGTCATCTAATTTATACCATCTTTGTTTTGAATTTAAATTTTGTATTTTTTCTGTAGTATAATGTTGAACTTTACCTGACATATCCATTAGTGCGTCATTTATAAGTTGTACCATATACTGTTCGGGTTGCCTTCCCATTGTATATTCTATTTGTTGTATTAATTCTTTAACGGTCATCTCTACCTCCACCAGTAGTAGCAGGAACTGCTTGTCTTGGAGCTTGAACACTTGCAACGCCCATCATCTGTAAAGCCTGCGTATAATCTTGTTTTAATGCTGTAATCATAGGAATATAAAGTTCTGTATCTTCTTCTGAAGCAAGTAAGTATTCAGCCATTTTAATTGCAGCATATAAGACTACAATATACTCCATATCATTAGATAAATTAGCTATAGCACTATCACCATGCGCTATTTGTGTAAGTGGTAAAAATAATACTTCTGCAGTTTGACTAGCAGTAGGGTCTGGAAATACATTAAGTACAGAGTTTTTAATAAAATACACTGGGTCTGTTTCTTTTGCATGCATTAAATCATTTGTATCTGTAACTCTAGAAGCCAACACAGGAGACACTTGTCTACATATTTGATTAAAACCTTTTGAGTCTTTTCTTGTTACAGCCATTATAGGACCAATAGTATTTGTATTTAATGCAAGTGTAGAAGGTGAATTGTTAAGCTCTGTATGTGTAACACATTCTAATAATTTATCAGGAGGCAAAACATTATACAGTTGTTTAAGGCCATCTCTTAAAAATTGTTCCATAGCATCAGTATCTATTGATATTGCTTCTCCTACTAAGTCTTGTAATTGTGCATTAAATGTTGCCACTATCTTCTATTCCTATCTGCTATATCTTGGTCTATAGTTGTTGTAGTAAACTCTACTTTAGTTTGTCCACTCCAAGTTTTTCTCATGTTTATATATTTACCTATATCTCCAGAGGTTTGATTAAAATCTTTTTTATGTTTACAACTTCCTGGTTTTACTGTTTTTTTACAGTCTTCACAGTATATAAATATAGCCATTATATTTTAGTTCTCCCAATTGTTTTATCCATACTACTCTCCTGTAAAAGTGCTACTAGCTACTAATGTTTGTGCTTCTGTTTTAGTTAATACACTAAAGTTAGGATAGTCTAGCCCATAACCTAGTTCCATAAGCTCTGTAAGTATACCGTCTTTCATAGACCATTCACCTTTAATAATAACATAAGACTTATCGTGTGAATATCTGGGCGGGCCTACTTTGCCACTCATTATAATATCAGTCCATGTAGGTGTTGACATATAAGTTATTTCTTCAGTTTCTTCATTAACTGATTCTACTATAGGGTATAACCCTTTTATTTTGTCACCTACAGCACTATTAAATGCACTGCTAGGTATACAAAAATACATTTCATAATGTGCCATTATTTGTGACTCCTTTTACCTGCTTTAAAATTTCTTAATACTTGTTCTGGAGATAAAGCTCCATTATAAACTACTACATCATCAATCTCTCCATTGAAATGAACAACAGCACCTGGATTATGTCCACCGCCTGTAAACTGACCAATAACTAATGGAAGGTCATTTGTAGCGACTGGGTCATCTATACTAGCTCCACCAGACATACTTGTAGATGTTCTTGTTGTAAGAGATGTGTCTGTTGTTTTTGCTATATACATAGAATCAATTCCAGTGCTTGAATTATGCAAACCGTCTGGGTCATGAACAGCATATAAAAAATACCAAACGTCTAATGTGTCTACATCGTTATTACTTCCTCCAAATTGTTTGTAACCACTAGAAGGCGCCCATTCTAAATAAGGCTTTTTATTAGTTTTATGAATATATATTCCATAGCCTGGTCCATTCCATAAATTTTTCTTTTGAATTAAATTATAACTTTCGTCAAAATCTTTCATTTTAAACCAACAACCTATTGTAAACGCTCCTGTTATATCTAATGTAGAGCTATCTTGAACTACAACTCCTGAATCATAAACACTAGTATCATCTCCTGCAGAATTAGGTAAACCATTTATACTATTAGTAGTTCTTTGTTTATTCATAAAAAACCCTTGTGAATCTCTTGAACTGTCTACACCTGCTGTAATAAGCATTATTTCTTTAATAAGAGTTTCAGGAGAACCATCATTAGTTCCAGGGTTTGCTAAGTTAATCCATGTATTTCCATTTGTACCATTATTTCTCCAATATCCTGCTAAATTAGCAGTTCCTATAGAATGGTTTCTAGAGTCAATTGGAGTTCCTTCATTGTAAAGCTCTAACATTTCAGATTCTGACATATGTGCTTTAAAATAGCTTGCTTGTGCTATACATCCTGGCATAGAGTCATAATGAATCCCACCTCCATAGCCAAGTTTAAAATTTTTTGATGTATTGCCATGGTCTCCAGATGAGGTTGCTTGCTCATAATGACCATTTACCATCATTCTCATTGAGGTACCAGTAATTTTAGGGATAACTACTGCTACATGATTCCATTCACCTATATTTATTTCATTAGTAGATGTCATAGCATTAGAAACACTAGTTCCAGATACTCTTCTTGTAAGCACAATTTTGTTAGTAGCACTTATAGTTACTCTAAAACCATAACCACCTGTAGATGGGTTTGCATCATCTCCATTCCAAGCTACTTGGTCTAATAATCCTTGATTGTAGCCTGACTCTTGTGGAAAAAACCAAATATCTAATGTTGTCCATGCTCCTGATGTTATACTGCCGCAATTTATTGTTCCGCCACTGGTATCTTCTGAACCTAAGCTATAGCCTAACTCATTATAAGACTGCAAAGCTGTTTGAGGTATATCTAGTTGTTGGTCTGCATCTGTCCATCCTGATGCTAGGCCTATTTCTTTTAAAATAAAATCTTTTACATGAAGTATATCACCTTCAGATAAATTATTAAATCTAACATTAGCATTAGTAGCATGCATAGCAGTAAAATCTTTTGTAATAGTTGTAAAACTTGTTTGATTAAGAGTTCCTGTAGTTTTAAAGGTATTATTTCCTTGGTTTACTTGAAGAGATACATTAGCACCTGAAACTTGATTAATTTTATATGTAAATGTTAATCTATAATTTCTACCTACAGTTAAGTCTGAAGTTAAATCTGCAGCATCTTTTAAAAACAATTTAGCTCCATCATCATTATTTACAAAAGTAATTTTTAAAGCACTAGTATCGTTAGCTATAGTATTACTCCCTTCAGCAGCCCACGCTCCTGTACTATCTCCATAATCTCCGACACCAGCATCAAATAAATCGTCACCAAAAAATACAGTTGTTGCGCTATTTTTATCGTTTATTGGAAATATTTTTACATCGCTAATAGTAAAATCAGCTGCTGCAGTAGTGTCTCTTTCTATTCTAAAATCTAAATCAGTAATAGAGTTTTCAGGGCTAACAATATAACTATATGTTCCTGTTTCTGAAACGCTTAAATATTCTGTAGTGCTTTGTGGTCTTATTCTTACACTTCCACTTGTAATTTCACTAACAGTAAATTCAAATTTATAAGTAGTGCCATATTTTAAAATTTCTGGAACATAAACTGCTTGTAAATGAGTTGTGTCAGTAGTTCTAAGTCTTATAGTTTTATTATCATGGTCAAATGTACAAAATGTAGTAGAATTATTTGCATTAGTAGTCCAGCTACCAAAATCATCAGTTGATGTTCCACTAGCATTAAAAGTTGAACTCCAGT